TGGACTTACCTTTGAAAAGTAAGTCTAAGATGTGTTCGTCACTCTCTCTCCAAGAGAGGAAGTTGACAAGACAAATCTAGAAGTGCGGCTAGGTCCCTTTCGGGGTGATCTAGTCTCGCTATTTCTTTTTGTTTTTTTGTTGACATTCACATGTCTTCTGAGTAAACCTAGCAATAGGAGTTACTCATGGACATGGGCTACTAGTGGCTTTGGACCTGCCGTCCCCGAAAGGGAACAGCGGAGTCGAAGCACGGCAGCTTCGTTATAAGTCCCAAGAGTTTCGAAAACTCAAGGTGTTTATCTCCGGCCCTTCTGGCAATCAGTTCAGTATCTCTTTTTAGGGAGAACCTGTCGTGAAAGATGCGACAGCTATAGCTGTGCTCCAGGAAAAGACGGAGGCTAATAAAAATATTAATGAAACGTAAAGATATAAAGTTCTTTAGTCTCAAGAATGCTTTTAGAAGCAACGTAGTTACCACTTCGATGGTTTCACTAGGAAATTCTATCGAGTTTCCAGTGCTAATCAAGAGATTGGGGTGGAGAATTCTCTCCGCCTCTTTCCCGAGGTTAGTAAAGTTTTCTAGTCGCCTAAAACAGTTACAAATGTTTGCAGGATATGTTCGCCAGATGGTCAAACATCATGGTCCTACGTATACTGTAAACTATCTTAAAGCTTGTCAACTAGCTGTTCAGAAATTTGTGGCAGGAGATCGGATTCATAGCTTAAGGGCTATAAATTCGGATCTTCCGTTACCGCGCCTAACGACGGCCGGTCTACCTCGGTTTATACCAAAGTATGATCGATCATTGATTAGAGCTGGATCACCATCCGTAATAAGATGATGACTTAGCTTATTTTCAATCTATCGGGTTATCTCTATCCCGGGAAATTTGAAACTAGCGACGATAACGGATCCGTTTACTGGGGATTTGTCGAAAATGACGGTGATTTCAGAAGGAATAACATCTATGATGCGAAAACTTCCGATGATCCCGAATTCTCTAAAATTCCCAAAAGCGGAACTACTGCAGATAGAGAAGAGTTCTCCGTCTCACAGAACTTCATGGTTGGGTTGATTTTTGGATCCTGCTTCTTTGGAGAAGCATGGTCTAAAACCCGCCTTCCATAAGTTTTGTGAGTCACTGGGGGCTGAACCATTGTCTACTCAATTCGACTTTGTTCTTGAACTTCATAAAAAGTTCACTCATATCAAATGAGGTTTCAGGACAAAGGACGGTTGAGATGGGCAAATAGGTCAACTCTCAGTAAAGGAGGAGGCAGCAGGGAAATTAAGGGTATTTGCATTGGTGGATATATGGACTCAGTCCGTTATGAAACCTTTACATTTGGCTTTATTTTCTATCCTTAAGAAAATGCCTAATGATTGTACTCATGATCAGGAAGCTGGAGTAAAACGTTGTTTTACAAAGGCGAGTGAATATGGGTGTAGTTATGGATATGACTTAAGTGCTGCTACTGACAGACTTCCAATTTCTCTTCAGGTTGATGTTCTTACTGTCCTTATTGGTCAGGAAGGGGCATTAGCTTGAAAGGAATTGTTAGTCGGTCGGTCTTACACGTTGGGCGCTTCAAAGGACTTGGGGATTGAATCTCCAATGGACTTGAAGTATTCTGTAGGGCAACCTATGGGAGCATTGTCCTCTTGGGCAATGTTAGCTCTATGTCATCACTTGATAGTGCAGTACGCTGCGCGCCTACCCTATAGTGATTTGGATCAGCAATGATTCGATCGTTATGAGTTATTAGGTGATGATATAGTGATCTTTGATAAGAAGGTGGCTATGGCCTATCTTTCAGTAATGGAAGATTTAGGTTTGGCTATCAACTTATCGAAATCGGTAGTAGCAAGTAACGACTCTTTCGAGTTTGCGAAAGTTACAGGCCATAAGGGTCACAATGTGTCGGCTATCTCCTGAAAAATGTTTATTTCTCAGAATACTCTAATGGGACGTGCCAATATTCTTTATTCTTTATTGAATAAGGGTATTGTAACGGACCGTTGGGTACAATGGGCGAAAAACATAACTAGACAGAGTAAGTATAGAGTTGGAAGCTGGGAAACCAGCCTTCTTGCCATATACACTATGCTGGTTAATTCGGGAAGAGTCCCTTTTGAGGAGTTCTTCAAATCATTAATTGATAAGAAGGACCCAGCTCGGAGATTCGCTCGTAATGTCATTGCTAATGTTAGACAGGATTATATCTTGCCTATTATCAGTAAAGTCATGAAGGACGAAAGACCTAACTTTGAGAAATCAGATTTATTAAAAAGAATCTGGTGGACTGAAGAGGTATGAGTAAAGCTTTCCTTTTGGAAGCCTGTTCACTTATTTATAAGTGGTTGGGACCGAGAGAAAGTTTGCAAAGGGGAAGTTGATAAGGTTCTTGATCTGCTAGTCCCTGGATTAGTCCAGGACCATCACAAGACTTTATCGTGAGGTGAAGTTAAGGGATGGACTGAGTCTGATTTCTTGTGTCAGACCCTTTATCAAATGCTTTATATGAGATTTTGATCTCATTTAGAGTCTTATGATAAGCGGTTTGCAACTTGAACGCGTAAGTCTATGGATCTTCCATTAGGAGACCTCATGAAATTTCAGGAGGATATCTTAATGTTGGAAAAATGGACTGAAACGGTTAAGCGTGCACTCGAGAAACAGGAGGATAGTTCGATTGGGAATACCGAAGGGAAGATCATCAAAGATCATCCTTTGGCTGTCTTTAAACAGATGGCTAAAGTAGGATCTAAGAGGCCTTCATGGACACGCTTTAAACCAGGTCATTATGAATAATAATGATCTAGGGGAGCGGGGCTCTTCGGGCTTCAGATCGTTTCTGTAAAGGCAAAGAAAATTGATTGCAGAGCGATATACGCTGTGAATCGTGAGCAATTGATGGACTAGAAGCTGAACCACGGAGGACTCTCTATTGAGACGACCTACCTTGGTTTAAGGGAAGTGAAGGAACTGGACCCACCTCTGGGGAGCTAACGAATGCTCTTGATAGGTGACTAGATCTGACATATGGTTGTGTCAGACCCAAGTGAAACTGTTGTTTCACTCTTCTTTGGACCATTGGTTACTAAGGATCAATGGAGAGTCATGGACTCCACATTGCTTCTATCTCATTCTTAGACTTGTCTAGGAGGAGTATGAAGATACTGACGGTTTGTACTGGCCTGTTAAAGGGTTAGGAAGTTTCCGAGTAAGAGAG